ATGCCAAAAAATCCACGGAAAACAGTAAAAAACGTCCACAAACATGACCCTGCGGTGCCAATAGTGGTCGATATAACAGGGGTAAGTCCTAGGTATGTAAGAATGATCCGCGACGGAGAGCGGAAAAATGAAGCCATTTTCTGCGCTTATATGGATGTGAAAGAAGGTATAGCGGAATTGATCCAGCGAGTAACACCCGAATATCTAAACGATCTAAATCGCAACGCTTGAAACTCGTAGAATCAAAGCTTTTTCTCGAATTCAACGATCTCCCGGATGCTGGTATCAAACCGGTAACGGTAAAAATGGCCAAACTGCGAGGCTCTAAGGGCTGGCAGTTCATCGACGATCCAGCTGACAGCAGAAAGGTGCTCATTGAGTATGAGCCGCTTCCAATCCGCTACAAAGCGAATGTTGAAGCCTACTTCGGCAATCCATATGACTACCTCGCCAAGAAACCCATCAAGGACCTTCTCGTTCCAGACTACAAGGCCGAAGAATTCTTTACAGCCTACCGCTTTGACGAAGACAAGATGCTTCCGATGGACGCAGTCAGAGCCTACGTTAAGGCTGCGACCTGGCTGAACCTTTTGGTCAGACTGGAAGCAGACCACCGCTTCATAAAGGAGACCCTGAAGCTCAGTGTCGGAGCGTTTTACAACCACGCCTGTGACATCATTCGCGCTGAAAAAGTAGACCTGCCGACCTGTTACCGCAGGATCAAGGACCGCATGGCCGAATACCAAAGAGAAGGATATAGTTGCCTGATCAATGCGAGATATGGCAATAGGAATGCTTCGAAGGTAACGGATGAAGTAAGCGCAAGCATGCTTTTAGAGCTTATCGCCAATCAAAATCAGCACGATGATACCATTATTGCCAGAGCCTACAATCAGTGGGCGCAGGCTGCTGGATACAAGCCCATCACAGCGGGTACTGTTGGCATTCATCGCAAAAAGAACGACTACCTGGTGAGCCAATACCGGCAGGGTCGAGCTGCGGCTTACAACGTATATGGCAAGCAGATCATGCGTAAGCGCCCTTCTGCTCCGCTTCTGCTGGTGGGATCTGATGACAACGATCTCGATCTGTACTTTATCGACGAAAAGATCAATGCCAAAGGACACGTCTCCATCAATTACTACTACCGCTTCGTGGTGATCGTGGTGATGGATGCTTACAACGACTACCCGCTTGGCTTCTCATACGGAGAGAGAGTATCTGCGGACCTGATCAAAGCTGCATGGCTCGACGCCATGCACCACATAAGGCAGCTGACCGGCATGTTCTACCTGCCTCACCAGATACAGACGGACCAGTGGGGGCGTGGGACACTTGATGACTTCTATTCTTCCATCGCTACGTATACGCCTGCAACTGCAAGGGTGGCAAGAGCCAAGTATATCGAACAGGCTTTCGGCACACGCTGGCACCAGACTCTCAAACTGTACCCGAACTACGCAGGCACGAACATCACGTCGAAGAGTCGTCTGAACCCCGATGCACTTGAACTCAATAAGAAGTCCTTCCCAGTAAAAGAAAAAGGTCCGGCGCAGATTCAGGATTTTATCAACCGGATGCGCCACGCTGTCGATCCTCAGTCCGGTCAAACGAAGCTTCAACAGTGGCTGGAAGGCTTCTGGGCAAGCGACAAGTCCCAAGAGCGCCAGATCACCGATACCAAGATGCTGCTGACTTTTGGAACTCCTCATAAGTACACTAATAAAATCACCAATGCAGGCCTTAGGCTGACACTTTACGGTGAGGAACGAGTGTATGAGATTCCGGAGCCGCTATACCTAAAAACGGTTGGTAAAACAGTGCAGGCATACTACGATCCGCTCGACTTCAGCCGGGTGCTGATCACTGATGGAGACAAGCTGCGCTTTGTGGCCTTCCAGTATCAACTCATGCCTTCAGCCCTTGCCGATTACAAGCAAGGCGATCACAACCGGCTTCATGACTTCTTCGACCAAAAGAAAGTTCACATGCAGTACATCGCTGAGAAAAAAGCACAGCGTGAAGAGGTCCTTTCCAATCACCGGCTCGATGCAGAGAGCCTTCTTCAGGCGCAGGTGCTGGTCAAAGAAATCAAGCGGTCTGCTGAGATCGGGTACCAGCAGAGAAATGAACCTGAAACTTTTGACCCATACGATAAAATGTAAGCCATGCAAACTACAACTCAACCAGCAACACACAACTCAAGACTTCGCGACGTCGTTCGCGCGCTCAAACTTGGTAAAGAGAAACGAATGAAGAGCGTAATCCAATCTGCCTATGATGTGGCAGCGCATATTGATATGGAGGCATGCGACAACGATTTGTTTGAAGAATACGACAGGCTAGTCACCGAATGCAATGACATCCTTTATTCATAAAAAAAGAGATCGCCAGACGCTACCACAACGCTGACGATCTCAATCATTAAAAACACCAACTCAAAGCTATGAACCAAAATCAAAAGTTCGACATCCAGTTGCTCACAAAATCGTTTGTTGAGCGCTACGGCTCTCAAAAGCAAGCTTCCAACCACCTCAGAGGCGTAAGCGAAGGAACGCTGTTCAATGTTCTTTCCAACAAATGGGAAAACATTAGCGAGGACATGTGGCGCAACATTGCAAAGCAGGTAGGCTATACCAACCGGTCGTGGCACCTGGTCGAAACTCAGGACTTCCTGACGCTGACCACCTTCTTCGCTGATGCAAAGGATTATGGAAATGTATTCGCGCTCGTTGGTCGCGCCGGTTGCGGTAAAAGCTTTACTGCCGAATGGTTCTGTAGACAGGTGCAGAACGCCGTTTACGTTGAATGCAAAGAGTTCTGGAACCGGAAGACTTTCCTTCGAAAGATTTTGGAGAAGATGGGCAAGGACTACGCAGGCATGAACGTGAGCGAACTGATGGACTACATCGTCGAGTGTTTTCTGAAGATGGATCGACCACTGCTGATCCTGGATGAATTTGACAAGCTGAGCGATCAACTGATTTTCTTTTTCATATCGCTGTACAACGAATTAAAGGGCAAATGCGGCATCATCATCCAGGGCACCGAATACCTTAAGAAACGCATCAAGCGAGGCAAGGATACGCAGAAGAAAGGCTATGAAGAAATATACAGCCGCATCGGCAGACGGTTCATCGATCTGAGTGGCACCAACAAAAGTGAAGTAGAGAAAATCTGCAAGGCAAACGGCATCACCTCGCCACAGGACATCACAGAAATCTTTAACGAATACGAAGGCGACCTGCGCCGGGTCGAACGGCTTGTTCACAAGAGGAAGCTGAAGGAAGAAAAGTCCCGGCAGGCGGCTTAAAAAACTAGCAGTTATGACTTACCAGTGGGTTCTGGAGAAGCAACGAATGGCAAAACTCGCCGTGTGCAATTTGATACCAATGTCTCAGGACATGTATGCGGAGCTTCAGTACATCGAAGGGATCACTTACCTGCATCTGTACATCCCCGATGATGATTATGGCAGGCGCATACTGGAAGGAGAGCGCATGTTCTGGGCGTGGTGGAAAAATGAGTGGCACCAAAGGGACGAATTGTTCCTGAGCAAAGCCAAGGAGCTTACTGTCAGCGAACGGATCGACTGGTACATGGAGCTTCATACTGCTGCAATTCTGGTAAAAGAAATACACCCTCATTCCGTAGCTCTCGGCACCACTTACGCAAGGATGATCGGAGAGCTGCACGATTCAAAACTTTTGTGATGCAACACAACCTCCAAACCACTCAGGCAATTGAAAGATACAGAGCCACGGTCGCGCAAAGCAAAAAACGGCTTCTGAAAACTGTAGACAATTGTTACGACCCTCTCAAAGATGAGATTGTCAAAATTGTCTGCGAAGAGTTTGATGTTCGGTGGGAGAAAGTGATATCGAAGACTCGCAAACAGGAAGTAGTTTCCGCCAGGCATGCCTACTGTTATCTGTGCCGGATGTTTTTACCTGGTCGATCTCTTAAGGTGATTGCGGCAGATATTCAACGAGACGATCACACCACCGTCGTTCATGCTGTCCAATCGGTGAAAGACTACTTGGATTGCAACGATCCGGCCATCGTGCCACCACTCATCAGGGCCATCAAACAAATCGCTCAAAAACTTCCATCTCACCTCGATGCGATTGAAGCTATCATATAACGAATTCATGACGCTCTACGAGCTGCTCAAGGTCATTGTGTTCACCACGACAGGCCGCGATCTGCACGACAAGCTCGTCATCGCTGTGCTTGCTACGATACACAAGAAGATGTACACGCAGGCCATTCATCGCAGAACCAAGTATACGGTATCTCTTACCCCATGTGAAAGCATCGCCCTGTACTTGTATTGGAGCGATCACAACACCCTTCCGCTAAACTCCTTTGAAGGCAATCTGCTTCGAAAGATCACCGACTCTATTCATCAACACATCTGCTGACTCATCATTTAAAACACCAATACACTCACACATGGACAACAAACCGCTCTTAAGCTTTCACGGACAACAATCGATCAAGGATCATTACATCGCGCGCGTCAAAGCCCATCAGGCTGCTGATCAGATCATCCAGGGGAATTACTGGGTCAATGGAAAAGGCTGCGCCGTAGGCTGTACAATACACGGCGCTGACCATTCCAAGTATGAAACAGAACTGGGCATTCCGCGCATCATTGCACGACTTGAAGACAGAATTTTCGAAGGCTTGTCCAACGAAGAAGCGAAAGATTTTCCGTTGCAATTTTTAGAAGCAATACCTGTAGGCGTTGACCTGACACCGGTATGGAAGAAGTTTTTGGTATGGCTGCTTGTAGATGAAAAGGAAGGAGTGATCAGGCATGCAAAAAAGGACAGCGAAAGAAAAGCGATACAGGATGTTGCTGACCTGATCCAGAAGTCTCTTACGGAGAAGGTTGAAATTGAAAAATTCGATCAAGCGCGCAGAGCTGCTGCTGCTGCTTATGCTGATGCTGCTGATGCTGATGCTGCTGATGCTGCTGATGCTGCTGCTGCTGCTTATGCTGCTTATGCTGCTGCTGCTGATGCTGATGCTGCTGCTGCTGCTGCTGATGCTGATGCTGCTGCTGCTGATGCTGATGCTGCTGATGCTGCTGCTGCTGATGCTGATGCTGCTGCTGCTGATGCTGATGCTGCTGATGCTGCTGCTGCTGATGCTGATGCTGCTGCTGCTGATGCTGCTGCTGCTGATGCTGATGCTGCTGATGCTGCTGATGCTGCTGCTGCTGATGCTGCTGCTGCTGATGCTGCTGCTGCTGATGCTGCTGCTGCTGCTGCTGCTTATGCTGCTTATGCTGCTGCTGCTGATGCTGCTTATGCTGCTTATGCTGATGCTGCTTATGCTGCTTATGCTGCTGCTGCTGATGCTGCTGCTGCTGCTGGAAGTAAGAGGCGGAAGTATCAGGTGATGCGTGACGTTCTTCTTGACCTTCTAAAGCAGGCAGCATGAACCTCAACTGCCGAGGTGTTACACACCTGTACTGCCTTGATCCGGATGATAGATTTTACTTCTTCAAAGATAAAAAGAAATCAGTGTGGCAGGTTATGCATCATGGAAAAATGGTCGCTCGTGGGATAACGATTAAAGTCACCACATGTCGCAACGACTTGGCCGAAGTAAGGCGCTTCGCTTCAAAAGGTGTCGTTGTGTTTCTTCGCCACGATCCGACTCTTAGCGACAATCCGGAGCAACAATTAAACTTCAACGCACTTTCCTAAACCATATCGTTTCACCCTAAAATCAAACCCATGCGTAGCCAATTCTTTGAACCCTACAAGCATTTCGTCAAGAGAATTATCGAGAGCTGTACGAATACCGAGCAGCTGGTCATAGCTCACGACATCATGTACCGCTTTGAAGATCGCTTCACAATTATGGTAGATCGACAACAGCTCGAAGAAGCCAACCAAGAGCTACAGTCGGTGTACATCGCTAAGCAAACTCAATTACTCATTCATTAATACCTATAAAACATCATGACGCCCCGCAAACAAAGCTCAACCGACAAATTTTGGAAAGACGAAGCCGGTCTACAGATTCCTTTCTCACGTGTTAAGAAAAGCGAACGTTTGAAAGAAAAGACGGCCTACAGTCTTGCCATGCGTGCAATTTCTCTGAACCGTGTACTCGGCGACTTCAAGGGCTACGTTATCGCGGCCTGCAACGCCGTCATCGAAGCGATTCGAGAGGACAACAAAGTCAAGACGGACACGAAGGGAAACTACACCTGGTACAACTTCGATCAGAGTATCAAAATTCAGGTAGATGCCAGTGAGATAATTCGATTTGATGAAACCCTGATCGATGCGGCGAAGGAGAAGCTGATGAAGCTGATCAATGAAAATGTTTCTGGTGATGACTTCATCAAGACAATTGTTATGGATGCATTTCAGACCAGTTCGGGCAGGCTCGATACGCGACGCATTCTAAGCCTCAAGAAGCACACTAGCAGGATTACGAAGACTCACATAAAGGAGAAGTGGGAAGAGGCAATGGAGTTGATCGATAAGAGTATCAGCAGACCTGAGAGCCGCACGTATTTCCGTGTGTGGGTGCGTGATGAGTCCGGCGAGTACCAGCATATTGACCTTAATTTCTCAAGCATCAAACCTCAGTAACGATGAGTGACATTCAAACAATCGCCTCCACACTTGGACTTCTGCTCCTCTTATCGTTGTGCATTGCGTGGGATATGCTCATATTTCACATGAGGATGAAACACGACAAGCTGGATCATCAACAAAAGCAGGAAGAAATGAAAACCGAGTTATGGATTGACCAGCGATACCAGGAGTTAGAGGAAAAAAAGGCCCGACTCAAAAACGCAAAACGGTAAAATATGACTGCCGGGAACAGGCCGGCACTTATTCCAATCATCATTAAAACTCACTAGATGCAAACACTACAGCAAATGCACCCGGTAACACATTGTTACGACGGCGTGTTCAACGCCCGGTCGGGCACGAAGATCAATTTGGTTGATCCAACAGTTGATATGATTCAAATCGGCGACATCATTCATGCACTCTCTCAGATGTGCAGATTCGGTGCGCACACATCAAGCTTTTATTCTGTCCTTCAACACAGCCTGCTGGTATACTCGCTTGCTCCCGATGAACTAAAAAAAGAAGCACTGCTGCACGACGCTGCTGAAGCTTATGTCGGTGATGTTATCAAGCCGCTGAAGGTTATGCTCGGTGATGTATACGACGATATCGAAAGCCAGTTCAATCAACTGATCGCACAGAGGTTCGGACTCGATCATCAAAAGCTTCTTGCAGTGAAAAAGTACGACGTTGAAGCTCTGATCATCGAGCACGGTGCCTTCATGAAAAACGAAGAGGAATCATGGAGACAGATGGTGACTCACTTTGGCGTGAACTGCATTCTGACACCCGCAGAAGCGCGTGTGCAGTTCTCATGGATATACAGAAAACATTTTGACATCCAGATCGAGCAAACAGTCGGCGTCAGCTTGTAGGCACATGATCCCACTATCCCTTAAATACAAACCAATATTCACTCTAATGGCACGAGCCTTAAGCGTCAAAGAACTGCTTGCTAAGAAGTACAACTCTTTAGAACTATCAGATAAATTCAAACAAAGCTTCGGTGACGTAGACGATCACTTTACAATGATCATCTGGGCACTGAGCGGTCAGGGAAAAACAAATTTCACCATTCAGCTGTGTAAGGAACTCAGCCGGTTTGCAACGATACTTTACAACAGTCACGAAGAAGGCCACGGAAAGACGATGCAGGATTTGTTTTTACGTCATGGCCTCGAAGAGATACACGGTAAAATTCGGCTGTTGGATAACGAACCATTTGATCAATTGGTCGAGCGCCTTTCCAGGAAGAAGAGTCCGAAGATTGTTGTGATCGATAGTGTGCAGTACAGTGGAATTGCCTATAACGATTATAAACGCCTCAAAGAAAAATTCAAGAAGAAGATTTTCATTTTCATCAGCCATGCAAGAGGCAAAGAGCCCGCCGGAACGTGTGCTGATAAAATTCGATTCGATGCAAATATCAAAGTGCGTGTGGAAGGATTCATTGGCTTTGTTACGAGTCGTTATGGAGGCAATAAGAATTTCATCATTTGGGAAGAAGGTGCAAAGCAGTACTGGGGAAAGAAGTTCCAATCACTCAAAGGCAAAAAGCACAAGAAGCAATCGGAACAATCTGAAATCAATTACGATGAACCAAACGAACCCGAAACCGAGTCAACGGCTATTTGATGTGCAGCCTGAGCAGAAGTTCTGCTTTACCAATGACGAGCAAAAGCACATCTACAAGCTCCTCAAAAAGTACAAGCAGCGTGCGAAGGTGAAAGCGATGCAGGTTGGCAAGGTCCACCCTAATTACTTCACCAGAAATCACCAGGTTACTATCCTAAACTTTTAATGTCCAATGAAACAGTATACGATCACTTCACCTGCATTTGTCGGCCAAGCGGTTGTTGTATACGATTCGCAATCGCAACTAGTGAAAATTGATCTGACGTCTGCAACCCTTACAGCCAAACAGGCGCACGCATTTAAAGAAAAGTGTCCTATAACGGAGAACCTACTTGCCGAAGCATTTACTGGCACTCAGGTGACGATTGTATCGCAGGATTACCAAATCACCTTTGAAGAGTTTTGGAACACGTACAACCAAAAGCACAACAAGAAACGCTGTGAAGTAATCTGGGACAGGCTTGCGAAGGCTGATCAAATCGCTGCCTTCTTTGGTCACAAGCTGTACGAAAAGCATTTACAAAAGCATCAGTGGAAGTCAAAGGCCGATCCAGATACCTACCTGAAGAACCGCATGTGGGAAAGCGAATGGAAATAACAAAAAACGTTTCTGTGATGAAGATTCAACCTTATCAACTAAAGACGCTGCATGCACTGCTGAGCAGCACCGGCACTATGCAGTTTAAGCGCGAAATGATCCGCGACATCAGTGGCGGAAGAACCGAAAGCAGCAGAGAGCTGACCTACCAGGAAGCGGAAAGGATCATTGAACATTTGAAGTCGCTTAATCCAACCATAAGTGGAGCTGAAAAGATGCGCAAAAAGATACTAAGCTTCGCTCATGAGATGGGATGGCACACGCTAATTAACGGAGAATGGAAAATCGATATCAAGAGCGTCGATAGCTGGTGCGTGAAATATTCATATCTTAAGAAGCGGTTGAATGATTATACCTATGAAGAATTGCCCAAGCTTGTAACCCAGTTTGAACACGGACCTTACAAGCATTACTTGAGCAATCTTTAATCATCAATAATCTCACACACATCATGAACTCACAACAACCCACGCCAAAGAAAAAAGTAAACACCGCTGGCTGCATCGTTTCACTGGTCGTCCTCATCCTTTTTGTCTGGATGATCAGCGTTGCAACCGATGACGGAGCGCCACCGCTTACGAAAACACAGCAAGACAGCGCCGACCGAAGAGAGTACATTGAAAAGGCATTTAGTTCCTGGGATGGAAGCCATCACGAACTTGTCAAATACGTGAAGGGGGATCTCAATGATCCGGAGAGCTTTGAGCACGACAATACAGTATTCTGGGATCTGAAGGACACTGTAGTAATCATGATGCAGTACAGAGCAAAAAACGCATTTGGAGGCGTCATTCGTGGCGGCGCAAAAGGATGGGCATTGCCTGATGGTACTCTGATCAGGTACAGCCATATGAACGACTAATAAGCAGTCTTTTTCTTATTTCGTACGGTGTTTTTCCCCTCCCTCGTGGAGGGGTTTTACTGTAAATTGATTGGATGGTTCAACATCTAAATCGTAAGGTCAATGGAACACAAGAACGTACACTATGGAGAAAGCAGCCTCCAGATTTGCCTGCCGTGCGCCTGTCCCGAGGCCACACACCAAGCCCTGATCCTAGGAATTGTCAGCAGTGTCCGATTTCAAATGGAATGTCCCGCAGCCACCAGGCAGGACGCGAAAGAAGGGAGCGTTTCGCTTCTGAACCTACTGGAATCGCTTCTTCCTGATGAGCGACAGCTATCGAAAGCCTTTCAGCCTTAAAGAGAAACCCTTAGCCCCGCAAAATGCGGGGCTTTTGTCAATAAAGTTTTTATAATCTGTTGAAACCTATTATTATACTTGCATTCATGCGTGGGCAATATAGCCTGTTCAACAACCTCTTACAGAACCCCGCCACGCCCCAGATAAAGAACCCGACGATTGGGCGCAGCAAAGACTTGATCTCCAAGCGAGACAAACGGCTCCTTTATCGCTATTACTTCTACATCCGCATTCAGCGCTTCACGTACCAGGAAGCCATTTCACGTCTGAACGAAGAGTTCGACCTATCGGAAAGCAGAATCGTCATTTGCCTTACTCAAAAGACTGCCGATCTGAAGCAAATCATTGAAGAAAAGCCCGCCGTAAAGCTGCTTAAAAGCCTTTATCCCTGGATGAATTGGTCTGTCCTAATGACCAAAACCTGCGAATAAGTACCCACAAACTTCCCTTTTTTTACCAGTAAAAACGCTCATTTACTCAACCATGTCGCTGCCTACAACCGGCTCTGGGCGCGGGACTCGCTGTTTTGCAGGCATCGCGCCGGTGTCAGTTACCGACGAAATATATTTTAACACACGTACGCGAAGATTGTCTTCCCCTCTTTTTTCTGTCAGAGAGGTTCGCCGAAGCATCCGGTCAAATACCCCGTCTGACCAGCCGTGCAGGGCCGCATGGAGCTTCTTTTCGATCTCGTAGTACTGAAGGGCGCTTTCCTTTTGAGGCAAAGGAGTGGCCTGATTTGAGGCTGTAAATGGTGGCAGGCCCAGGCGAAGGACAATGAAGCCGGTTCCCCGCTGAACACCATTGTTGTTCTCCTCCCATTCCCATTCGTCAAAGTCGATCAGAACGCATGGCCAAAGGACGGCAGGCCGAAAACCGGGTTTATAGTCTTCCAGCTGGCCGAGGTCCTGGTCGATCCATTTGATGTCAGGCACGACCGTTGTGATTCGCTGCTGTAAGGCTAGAAACAGGTTGCCAAAAGGAGAGGTGAGCATATCTAAGTTCGTTTAAGAATTTTCATCAGGCCCACTGTTACCTGACGTTTGATGCTGTTGTTAAGTGTCGGGCTTTGGCGAAGAGCGGTCGGCATGAATTGTCTTCTCGGGATGTTCATGTTCCTGGTATGGCCTTTCACAGAAAGCTGCCCGCTCTCAGTTCGGATCACCCGAGACCGCTGGGTCGAAACGGACGAAGCCCGGAATTTGCCGAACGTTCGGCGCGAATGGCCCTCGACATTAACCGTACCCCGAAAGCCTTCGTTATGCGCTCTGGCGTACTTTACATCGGTAAAGATTCTTGCAGCGGCATTCATAGCCTGGTAGCGAAAAGAGCGCCTTAAAACGGCTCGTTTGACCAATAGTGCGCGCCCCCGGTCTAGAATCTTCCTTCTCTTCCAGGGCACTCCTTCCCAGGAGGCATTTCGAAAGTTGTCGTCGATGAACCGAAGTGCAGCCTTTCCGGCAATGGCAGGGTACTCCAGCTGTGCATACCGGGAGACCGCCGCCTGAGTATTTTTGATTCGCGCTGCAATGCTTGCCATAAATTCTTTAATTTCGTTACCGCACGCTACTCGTTGCGAAGGGAATCAGATGAAAGCGAGGCTTTCCCGCCTGTTCAGCTACACTCGATTCCCTTTTTATTTCTTGTAGACCAGCGCTCCTTTTCTGAGCTTCCCAATCACTTCCTTCTTGTCGGCCTTGTGTATGGTCTGTGCACGAATGACCTTCTCTTCAACCTCGGTCCGAACCACGTACGGCGCATCGCTGAAATACTTGACGTAGATCGCTGACAAAACTCCTTTCTGCCTGTTGTACCAAACTTCATCCGGATCAGTGACGATGTCTACCAGGCTCGCTGCATATTCATAGCGCTTCTCGTCGTTGCCCAGGATGTGATCGCGGAAGTAGGAGCCTTTCTTTTTGCCATCCGGACTTGCAGTAAAGAGCAGTTTGCTGCCGAGCTTGTCAGGCAGCACAAAGTTGTTCTGGCCGACACCGAACTCGGCTACCATTCGCTCCCACCAGATGTAGTAGTCGGTCTCGGTATCCATGTGGCTGATCGCAGGAAAGCGATCGGCGTCTTGCATAATTTTCTCGGCGCTCTTTAGCCCATAATTTCGGACGGCATCGAGTTCCCTGATTCCTTTGACGCTCTCGAAATAGGGATGATCCGCTTTGAAGATGATGCCTGTCTTTCCCGGATTGTTGTCAAAGAGCGGATTGGTTACTGCGTCCTTTCCGAGCTTTCCTGCTTCCTGTTCAGATACCGGATTCTTTGGCTTCGGAGCTGGAACGACAACACAGCGACACAGCCAGTCGTTGGGCGGATAGATTCTATTCCAAACCGGCGAAGAAACGTGAAGAACGAGACCTTCCAGCAACCGGTGCTTTTCGCGGACCCGGTCATCGAGCATCGTGCGGTATTCAAGCCATGTGTCGGATTTCTCCCACTGCTTCCACTGATTGGCCGCCTGCGCCTGGGCGACTGCGTTGTGATATTCTGCGCTCAGGTACTGTTCGTTGTAAAGGCCATGCAATGCCTCCATATCGCTTCTGAACCGGTTAAATGACTTCAGCTCTCCGTTCTCATCAAGAAGCAGCTCCGTGAACGCTGCGGCCTCTGTAAGAGATTTCGCACCGCTGAATTGATAAAGGTTTGCACGAAGCGTAGCAGCAAGGGAATTGCGCGGATCATCGTAAGCAAACTGGTTTGCACCGACAAGTGCCTCGGCCAGTGTTGAGGCTGTTTTGAAGTAAATGCCTGCCGGTATTTTGCCCTCGGACCATTTGCCTTCATGCAGCTGTTTGGCAAAGCTGTCAATGATCCGCTTCCATTCCTTGTCGACCGCTAGTGTAGTAAGCAAACCGTGATCATGCGTACAACCGCTTCCGGTTGTATTTTGAAAATACAACCTCTTTAGGTTGTCCTGGACCAGCCCCGTCGTGGTCACGGGGCCGGGTCGAAAAAATCAGCCAGTGCAATTCTGAGTTTGCGGACCTGCTGATCGATGTAGCGGAGCTTCTTTTTCTCTTTCGGTTTCTTCTTCTCCGTCTTCTCTTTTGGATCATCTTCATCCTGGTCAAAGTCTTCAGAACGTGCCTGCATCTCTTCTTTGAGTTGATCGTAATTGTCAGGCTTTGGAATACCAGATTCTTCATACACATAGTCGTCTGCAACCGGCACTCCGATCTTTTTGACTTCACCAGCAAGTTTGATGCGGTCAAGCCTTTCTGCAACGGAGACATCTTCCTTAAAATGAAAGTAGCCGTCCTTTACATCAAAGCCAAGGTTGTATAGGATCGGACGAACCACACGATTTAGAATCCTGCGCACTCTCTTTTTATCGGCAATGAAGATTTCCTGCTGCGTCTTTTGATGCGTCTGGGACTGCGCGTAGCCGCTGCTCTTGCTTGACTTGGTGGTTTCCGTGTTGCCCAGCGTAAGGATACTGATCTGCTGATCGATGAATTCGACAAGCTTGTTGTGCACCTCGCCTCCCGGATTGGTTTTGATATCGTGCAGAGTAATTTTTGCGCCGCTTGGCAAAATGATATACGGTGCGCTTCCCATTTCTTTGGCACTCTGTTCGAGTTTCACGCGCGTCGCTTCGTCATAGCCGTCGTACTGAAATTCCCTGAACGGTTGACCGAAGAGTTGTACAAACAAAGCCCAGTCGCTTAGGCCTCCTTTCTTTAGCAAAATGTAGGGAGCTGCCTTCAGTAGCAGTCCAAGGTCGCGAGGCTTTCCGATCTCTGCAACATAGTTCAGGTATGCGCCTTCACGGTATTTGATTCCTTCCGTATTGGATCCATGTTGCTCGGCAACGATCGTTCCTTCAAGTGGCCGAATGTGCTTTCGCTCGACGCTGTATATCGTGAGGCGAAGCTTCTCTTCACCCATTTCAAATACTTTCTTGTTGCCCAGCTCCACAACAGTTATTCCCCAGGCAACTGCATTCATGATTTCTGAAAGCAGTTCTTCAAACTCCGGGGAGTCCATCAGATCAGAGAGCGTATCAATTTCTTTTCCATCACGGGTGAACAGAACATCGGTATTGGTCACGTTCATCACCCGTTTGCTCCACTGGCTGGTAAGATGCGGATCAAGCAAAATATCGGAATAAAGGTCATAGAGCCGTGTGCGGTTGCCGCCATCCATTTCAGCGTAGGAAAGTGCCGTGCGCCAGGTATCGATTTCGAAATTGGTACGCTGCGGTGGTCGCGAGACAACAAAATTTTGAATAACAACCGGCTTATTTGCACCAGGCGTTGTTTTGCTCGCTTTCGGAAGGGATTCAGACATATTTGAAGACGTTATAAGTAAGAATTGTTGAGTGCCTTACAGCGATCCGGATTGTTGCTTTCTTGCCTGTCCCCACCGGACCGATCCCGTCTGCACGGTGATGTCAGGTGCCGGAAGCGGCAGCGCCGGGACGATGATGCCTCTCTGCACTTTCTCAAGCCACTTGATCGCATGGTTATACCTCACTTCGCGAAAAGACATTTCAATATTTGGGTTTGCCAGTTGAATGAAGTGCCACGTAGCAATGTCTTTCACATACATGGCAAGAAGTGGATTGCGGGCGTCACCGGTTGCTGCGAATGTTGCAGCAATGTCGAATTTGGCGAGGTATCCAGAAGCCTCTTCAATGGCCGCGACAATGGCGTCCTCCGCAATTGAATCATCGTTTCTTGATATCTGATCGATTATCTCACCATAGATATGAGTGGAGAGTTCTGCTACTGTCAGGTACGGCATTATAAGCGGTTTTTTTGCGCAGCCCTTCTGCCAACCGTTACATCAGCCGGGCTTGTGCTTGTTTTAAAATCGATGATCCATTTTGCGCCTTCTGCTGCGTCAGGTCCATCGTCGTGAGACTTGCTTCCGGGTTCCAGCGCAACAAATTGTTCTGCCAGAGTCTGCATACCCGGATCATCTTTGAATTCTTCATTGAGCCACAGCTTCCCATTGCGATTGAGTGGTTCAAGATTGCTTTCGATACGAGTGAACTTGTCCGGCTTTGCCCTGTCATCTCCTTTGAGCGGAATCGATACGCGCATCTCCTTAGCGATTTGATAAACCTCCTGAATGATGATGTCTTGCAGGAAAACCTCTTCCATAAAAAAGTAAACGTTGGTTGCTGATCCAACGTAGTTCTTAAAATCAATGAGTGCTTCAACCATCTTGGCAGTGGTACACTGTTTGACAAAAGCTTTGTGGATGTGGTATTCATCACCGTGCTTTCCCATCAGCACAATTGCTTTGTAGTCGTTCTTACTTGTTGCTTTATAGGAGGGGTCGATGTAGCAGACAAGGAATCGGTAGAACTTGAGTGGTCGCAGACGTTTGAAGTACATCTCGGTGAAGACAGTGCCTTCAGTAATCGGATTGTTGAAGAACTCCTTTTGCTGGGAGATATAGCTGATCAGAGAAAGAATGTCATCGATGTCCTTTTCAGAATTCTTTTGCGGCCATGTGGACACGCCATGCTTGTCCCGAATGTTGATCTTCTCAAAGTGGCTTGCCTTCTTGGATGCGCGTACAATGCAGCAATCCTTAGCGATGATGTTTCCAAGAAATAAAAATGTATACTTACCCGAGACCGACACGGTCGGCATCACAGCCTGTTCGAGCCATTCCCATTTTTGCTTGATGATGCGCGGATTCTTACATTCTTCATCCGTATCGAAGTCATCGATCAAAACAAGGTCGACACGTTTCTCTTCATTTCTGGTACCTCGTGGTGATTGCCCGGCCCCGATCGCGCGAAAGGATACGCCCTTCTTCGTGATGAATTCACCAGTCTCCCAGGAACCGAGAGCCTGCTGATCACCGTAGTCATGAACGATGCGCTGGTTGGATTCAAGATTGATCTTGAAGGGAGCAAGCAGCCTTACCGCATTATCGTTGCTATTGCTAATCAAAAGCACATTAAATCGTTTGCCCGTAAGCGTCATATAAAGCGACTCCATCATTGCACGAGTACTCTTTGCAAGTTCGCGGCTCCATGCCCTGACTTCATACCATCTGTCGTGAGAGAGTAGTCGTCTGGTTGCTGCCTTGTGAAAGTCTGCCGGATCGGCGTATGCGAATTTTGGGAAGTAGTACTTGAACCACTTTTCAGGATCGGCTTCGAGCTTTCGTATTCGCTTGGACTGCGCATCCGGCGATTCACTCAAATCCACGCTCGTACTTTCTACGACGCTTTTTCGATATGCATCCCAGTCTTGAAGAGCGCGCCGGTCGACGAGTTTTAAAATCATGCGGCTTTCAGTTTGTATTTGATAAAGCCGTCAAGCAGTACAATAATCTCTTGAGCTTTTTTGAAGTCCTGGACTTTAATAAAGCCGATAAACTCTTTGAATACATCTACGATCTGAGCGATATCGATTTCAGTTTCCAGCGATCGTATCGTTGCAGCAAGTTTTGCAAGTACGTCAGCTTCCTTTGTGTCAGGAATGCCGTTGCGCTTTTCTTCGATGTCGCTCATCAGCTTGTCGATCATTCTGTACGTTCGAACGATCTGATCTTCTTTACTGATAAAGAGGCTCGCCCTAAGAACTTCCCAGTTGTCTTCATTTGCCCACTTTGACATTGTCTTCTCACTCACTCCGACCTTTTGCGCAATCTCTTTTTGCGTCATGTCTTCGCGTGTGAAGAGCACCTTTGCATACTCTTTCTTTTGGGCAATACTTAGCTCTCCCATCCGTAGTGGTTTAAGGCAAAGATGCACTTCGTGCATATGGGTTCGCAACTGCGATTTTCATCATGATACAGTTTGTGCACTATGCTGTAGCAACAAGGGTGCATACCACGAAAACCCCATTTGGAACAGGGTTTCAGCCGCTTGTATGTTTGTGTTTTACAGCACCACGCAGATGGCAAAAACCTTTGTTCTTTCTGACAACTCTCTTAACAGCTACGGATTTCGCGTACTGACTGACGGCATCGATACCAGTCAGTTTGAACGCAACCCGATCATGCTGTTTTTACACAACAGACCGTGGAGAGGTACAAAGGACGAGTACTCGGTAATTGGACGTTGGGAAAACATTCGAAAAGAAGATGGTAAGCTTTTGGCCGATGCCGTCTTTGATCTCAATGACCCATTCGCAGCCGGGATCGCCTCTAAAGTTGAGAACGACTTTATAAGAATGGCATCTATGGGATTCAAACCGCTGGAGTTGTCTTCAGATCCCAAGCACATTCTTGTTGGGCAGCGTTACGAGACGGTTACAAAGAGTGTAATCCGCGAAGCTTCCATTGTAGATATCGGGAGCAACGACAATGCGCTTGCTCTTTGTGATGTTCCTGCGCTCTACGATGAATCCGATGCACTGGTTGAACTCTCTGCTGGCAAAGTGCCAATTATCCCTCTATTAAAAACTTCTGAAATGGAACTTAATCTGGTTGAAATTATCAGCCTGCTCGGCCTTGCAGAAAATGCGAGCGTCTCTGAGGTTGCAGCATCTATTACGGCACTTAAGACTGCCAAGGCAGACCTCGAAACAAAACTGGCCGATGTAAGCAAGGCTCAAAAGGACGGCGAAATTAAAGCTCTAGTTGACCTGGCTGTTAGTTCAAAAAAGATCACTGAAGCAGAGAGAGCCCATTACACCAAACTTGCCAGTCTTGATTTCGATACTACAAAGGCACTGCTGGATGGAAAGAAGCCTTATGTAAGCCTGCAATCGCAGACGGATGGCGCTGAATCTACCCCGGAACTTGAAGCGCTCCTCAAACTCTCTGGCACTGAACTGTGGAGAACAGGACAGCTGGAGACACTGAAGAAACTCAGCTTCGAGCACTTCAAACTGAAGTACAAAGAGCATTTCGCAGTCGAGTATACACGCAGCGTATAATCCGTTGCTATCAAAATCATCGATCATCAACCACGTCAAAAATTTTTAAACGTTCATACCCATGAAGAATCTTTCAGTGAAAAATTTTGTAGTCGCAGTTATGTGCGGAATACTGCTGATGATGGCAGTGCCTTCTATCGTAGGACATTCACCTGCACTTGCATATCTGGTGCCCGGAGTAGCGTTTGGTGCCGGATTTATAGCGTATCTCGCCCCACGGATTTCAATTGACTATCCGAGTGTAAAAGTGAGCGGCGTCAACGTCGAAGTGTGGGTCAAGTACATCACCGAAAGACTTTGGAAGGACAACCTGTTTCTTAAGCATGCATACAACGATGATGACAACGTAGTAGCTGGTCGCATCGTGCACATCCCTCAGCCTGGAGCGAAGCCTGCGATCGTGAAGAACCGCGCTGCATTTCCGGCAGCTGCTGTACGCAGGACCGACACAGACATCACGTATGTTCTGGATGAATATTCAACCGATCCCACTCATTTACCTGACGTTGACAGAGTGCATCTGTCTTACGACAAGATGGACTCCGCATTCGGCGAACATGCCCAGGTGCTCAATGAAATTATCGCCGACGATATGCTCATCAAGTGGGGTGCAAACGCTGCGTCGATCGTGAGGACTACTGGCGGCGCTGGCGCTGGCACCGTTGCAGGTGTGAATGGACAGACCGGCACACGTAAAGGTTTTCATCACAAGGACCTCGTAAAGGCTATGACTCTCATGAACACCCAAAACGTTCTGAAGTCTGACAGGTACTGCATGATCGATGACAACATGTTTGAGTTCTTCTACGACTCTCTCAGCGACAACGCGCAAAAGAACTTTTCCGAACACGTCGATGCTGCAAATGGTGTAGTTGGCCGCATTCACGGATTTAATATCCTCACCCGCAGCTCGGTGCTTGCAGCAGACAATGCTGATGCGCTGAAGGCTCTTGGAGCAGCTCTGGCCGCAACCGACAACCTCGTATCACTTGCATGGCAGAAGAACTCAGTGGCCCGCGCAATTGGAGATGTGAAGATGTTCCAGGATTTGAACAACCCGCTGTACTACGGCGACATCCACTCGGCTCTTATCAGGATGGGTGGTCGTGTGCGCAGAGCAAACAGCGAAGGCATTGTGAGGATCATCCAGGCTGCTTAATCATTCAACGTTTTAGTCCACGACAGCCTGCTGGCCCCGTAAGGCCTCAGGCTTTATATAAGCCCCGTTTTTAATCCGACCTCATGAGCGACTCGCACAAGGATGCGCAGGTAGAGAAGATAGTAAAAGCGCAATCAACGCCGGTCCTTTTCTGGGTCATCACAGTGCTCATTACCGGATTTGGGACGATGATCGTCAAACGCATCGAAAGCACCAGTGACAAGATCGACGCACTGATCATTAAGACGATAGAAAACGGGAAAGACATTGAAGCCCTCAAGGCTTCCGACAACAGGCATGATCAACAACTAGTAGACTTCCGAAAGGAGTACGGAAGACACGAAGACAGCTACCAGATTACTCCACCCAAAAGACGACAGTAAAATCTCACTTATATGAAAAAGTTTTTCCAACGCTTATTCGGTCAGATCGCAGGTTTCTTCGTTCGCATTTTTGGTAAAGCAAAGGAGTTCCTGAAGAAAGAAATTCCAACAGCCATCAAAGTTGTTGAGCAGATAAAGTACTACATGGATGGGCCGGTTCTGCCACTCATCAATGCGCTGATTCCCGGAGAAGTTGACAACATCATTTCCGCGAAGATCAAGGCGGAGCTTCCAAAGATTTTGGTGCAACTGAAAATTGCCGAAGAATGCGCAGGCAAGGCAACCAATGACCAGATCGTTCAGTGCGCGATCGATCACCTCAAAAAGTATCATCCGGAAGCACAGAAGGCTTACTTCCTGAACATCGCCGCAATGCTTAGCAAGGCTCTTGTTGATGGCAAGCTGTCTACTGGTGAGATCATTGTCCTGGTTCAATACACCTACGACACAAAATTCAAGAAGGCGTAAGCTTTCACCCCTATACCCTTTACACCGTGAAGACATCGGAACTCGGCAGATCACTGATCAGGCATTTCGAAAGCCTCCGCCTCACACCTTACTTGTGCGATGCAGGTGTTCCGACGATCGGTTGGGGAAACACCTTCTATCCGAACGGAGCAAAGGTGACGCTGAGAGACAAGGCAATCACCAGGGAGCGCGCGGATCAAATATTTGACTTCGTTCTCGCACTGTTTGAAAATGATGTTGAGTCTCTGTTGAAAGTGGATGTGAAGCAGCATCAATTTGATGCACTGGTCAGCTTCGCTTACAACGTAGGTACCGACATCGATGTCGACAACATTCCGGAAGGCCTTGGCGATTCGACGCTGTTGCACCTGGTGAACAAGAATCCGAACGACGATCGCATTGTCGCCGAGTTTTTGAAATGGAACAAATCAAGGGGCAAAATTCTCAGAGGGCTTACCCGGCGCAGGTCGATTGAAGCATACCTCTATACCACTGGCAAATTGAATCTTAAACAATAAACTTTTTCTCATGGATCGCAAGCAGGCCGTACAAATCGCTGAAGGATATTTCGCAAATCACACCGTCGATGAATTTCATATTACAGCTGATGGTCAGGCCTTCTTCACAAAAGGTGATGCAGAACTCCATGCATCGAGCCTGAAGGATAAAGCAGTTGAAAGTGTGACCCGCGCGGATGTGAAGAACGAAAGCAGCGATGATGACCAGGCTAAAGCTGAAGCAGCTAAGCTCAAAGCAATTCAGAAAGCGGAGGCTACGCTTGAAAAGAAAAGAGAAGTAGCAATCGGGGCAGAAGAAGTGTATAAAAAAGCGGTGCACGACCTCACTGACGCGCCCGCTGAGAAGAAAGAAAAGGCATCAAAGACAGTGGATGAGACAAAAGAAAAGTTTGAGGCTGCTCTTAAAGCTGTCGGTGAAGCCGAGAAGGTCCTTGCTGAGTTGAAAAGCGAGTAAGAGTACCTCGTTCAGCTGATCAGATCACAACATCATATCAAATAATTATTCGTATTCTATGCCAAGACCGGATGCAAAAATCTTCCTATCGAACGGAAACCTGGGCGGACAGGCGCTAAATCAATTCGGCGTAGCAGGCGTGGTTATTGCCTCGCCTGCGGCTCCCGCCGCTGGTTATGCCGTTCCCTTCATTCTGAAGTCAAAGAAGCAGGCCGAAACTGCTTTTGCAGCACCGACGAATGCACTTGTCCTGGACGCCATCACGAAAGGCTTCTTTGCTGAAGCTCCGGAAGGCTCAACGCTGTATGTGATTTGTGTTGCTCAGGCGACATCGCTTACGCAAATGTCCGTGGCAGGCATTGCAGGCGCACTTCTGAATTTCGCCAATGGAGCGATCCGAATTCTTGCAGCAATTAAATTTCCCGCAGGTTCATATGTGCCGGTTATCGCCAACGGATTTGACAGCGACGTACACGATGCAGTTACTGCAATGCAAACGCTCGCGGATACGTGGTTAACGAACCGAAAGCCATTCCGCGCACTGATACAGGGGTATGAGTTTTCTACTGTTGGTGCGGCTAAAGACTATGCCAATGACACGAAGCGAAATGTCGCAGTTGTAGTCGGTAGCATTTCGGACAGCACAGCGCTTGCAACTTTGATGGCGCTTGGTCGCGCTTCGAAGGAAGAGCCTCAAAGAAACATCGGTCGGGTAAAAAGTAAGTCCCTCGCTATTGCTGCCAACGCAGTGGTAAAGCTTGGCGCAGCAGTGCTCGAAAACATTGACAGCGTTGACTTGGACACGCTTTATGACAAACGCTACATCAGCTTTGAGCGGAACCAAACAGCACCCGGTTACATATTTACCGACGACAACATGCTTACTGCGTTGTCCGATGATTACAACAGCCTGCGTCATGGCCGTGTAATCGATAATGCGGTTCGAATTGCATATTCAGCATACTACGAAGAGCTGAAGGAGGACGTTGATGTGGATGAAAACGGAAGGCTTAGCCCAGTTGTTGAGAAAGCGCTTGAGACGAAGATTGAAAGCGCGATCGATGCGCAGATGCGTTCACAGCTCAGCAAAAAGATTGACGGCAGCAGTGCTGTTGAATGCTTGGTGAATCCTAGCCCGACGCAGCATGCAACACTGTACCAACTAAACAATATCTCCAACCCGAATTTCAACATTCTTGCAACCAACAAAGTATATGTGTTTGTGAAGCTGCGTCCAAAAGGTTGTTTGAAGTACATCGACATATTCCTAGGACTCGGAGTATAACACAATCATTCGTTCACCAGTAACACAATCATATTATGTCTTTTGACTCACGGGAATTTGAATACGCCGATACAAAGGTTTCAGTGCTTGGCAGAGAGTTGACCGGCCTTCGCGGGCTGACCTACAAGAAAAGCCAGGAGAAGGAACCGGTGTATGGACAAGGCAACGAACCGAAGGCTATTCAGCGCGGAAACAAAAAGTATGAAGGGACGCTGATGCTGCTCAAAAGTGACTTCGATGATATGAATGCAGCAGCTCGCGCCGCCGGATACCAGGACATCACGGACGTTCCAGGAACCGCGATTGACATTACTTGTGTTTATGAGAAAGATGGTAAGCTCAGAACGGATTCGTGTATCGCGGTTGACTTCACGGAATTCGAAGACGGTATGAAGCAGGGGGACAAGTTTAGAGAGGTCACACTTCCCTTCATATGCCTGCGGCTGAAACAGCGCTAAAGAACGGCTCAAACTCGCTTCAACAATAAAACTACACTCATGGAAAAACAGAACCTTATTGGTCAGGTGGATGCCGACCAGATTGCTAGATGGAAAGAAGAGCACAAAATCTCAAAGGTGTTCACATACACGACTGAAAACCGGATTTGCTACATGAAGCCGGTGGACCGCGACACTTACAGCGTTGCCGCATCGAAGGTGTCGACGAGTCCGGCAAAGTTTAATGAAGAGGTAGTGAAGAAGATATGGCTTGGTGGCGATGAAGCCATTCGCACAGAGGACCGATATTATTTCGGACTGATCGACCATGTCGAAGCATTGATGGATAAGAAAAAGGGTGAGCTGGGGGAGCTTTAAAAAACGCGAAGGGCGCGATTAACGGAAAGAATTTTGTCCGCTACATCGATTGCCAGTTGCGTTACCACCTTGGCATTGACCCGTCGATTTTAACCGACGAGGAATGGGCTGAATACTATGCGATCTTAGAAGACATTCGTAAAAACGAAAAAGGAAAGCCCCTCCAGTGATGGACAGGGCTTTTTGACTTTATAGAACAACCGCGAAATGTAAGATGACCGCCGCCCGGCCAACCTGTGCCGGGCGGCACCAAACGGACAGATGGCCAACGCACTTGAATTCATATTGAAACTTGTAGATCAGTTTTCTCCTGCGATGAAAGCTGCTGCGACCGCTGCCGATTCGTCAACGGCTCGCATCACTACAGACTTCAATAAAATTCAGTCGGCCAGCAGATCGATGGGATCATCACTTTCCGATCTGCATGAGAAGCTAAGGCGAGTTAATGACGTACGCATGAATACCCGGATCGCTTCGGTATTCTCGGATGCAACCAGGGAAGCGCGCAGGCTCGAACAGCAAATCGATCGGATGGAAAACAAAGGCAGATCGCGAGGCGGACAGGGTGGTATGGTCGGAGGACTTCTTGCTGGACTCGGAGTGCTGGAGCTAGGCAGGGGAACCATTGGACAGGCGGCGCAGTTTGAGCAACAGCAAATCAGTTTTGAGGTCATGACCGGCAGCAAGGCTGCTGGCAACAAATTGCTTGACAGCCTGCGAGCTGAAGCTAGTGTGACTCCGTTTGAAACAGGCGACTTGACTGGAGCATCTCAAACGCTGCTTGGCTTTGGCGTCGCGGGTGAAAAGATACTTCCAACGCTTCGACAACTCGGTGACATCAGTGGGGGCAATGCTGAGAAACTTCGTTCACTCGCACTCGTATACGGACAAGTACATGCGGCTGAAAAATTACAAGGACAGGACCTCCTTCAATTCATCAATACGGGCTGGAATCCATTGCAAGAGATCGCAGGGATCACCGGCATCAAAATGTCGAAGCTTCGCGAGGCAATGGAAAAGGGCGCTATCTCTTCGGAGATGGTTGCTGTAGCAATGCAGAATGCCACCGGACCAGGTGGAAGGTTCTATGAGATGATGAAAAAGCAAAGTGAGACGTTGACCGGCAAATGGAGCACGCTGCTTGATAATGCTAAGGTGCGACTTCTCGCTCTCGGCGAAGCAATGAAGCCTGCTGTCAAATGGCTGGTTCACCTAGCAACGGCGGCAGTAAACAGTACTCCTACGATTATCGGGATTGCGAGCGTCGTCGGAGTGCTTACCGTTAGCATCTATGGAATCACCTGGGCAAAGAAAGCCTGGGCAGCAGTTCAGCTTGTGCTTAATACTGTGATGAAGGCGAATCCAATTCTTCTGATCATATCTCTCGTAGCAGCTGCATTTTTCTGGGTTCAGGCGATGGTCAAAGCAAATAAAAACTGGGGCGACAGCTTGAAGTCGTTGTGGGAAATAATCAAGGCATTCGGTCGCCTGGCCGTCACGCCGTTTAAAATGATGTGGGAGCAGATAACCTACTTCGGTGAAGTCGCATGGCTAAAAATGAAAGACTTTTTTCAGCAGATCGAAGGCAAGTTTTTAAATGTGATGAAAGCCTTCGAGCTCGCCACCAATGGCGATTGGTCGCAGGCATGGAAAACCGCTACTGCGCCAATCGAGACTGCTGCATCCAAAGAACTTAAAGCCTTACAGGAAAATCACAAGAAGACGATGAGTGGATTCACTCAGTCGATGGTGAATGACGTCGCACTCATTAAGTCCGAGTGGGCTAAAGTTGACTTCAGCACAAAGAAGAACGGCAAAGCCAAAGGAGTGAACCCCAACACCGCGAACGGCGCGCCGGATAAGAGTGTATTTGCATCGCTGCATAAGTCAGTGGACGATTCGACAAAATCAAAAGCGGATAGCATCAACAATGGCGGCTCTCGACCAATCATCATCAATATAGGGAAGCAGGTAGAACGATTCGAAGTGCATACCGTAAACATGAAAGAGGGAATAGACGAATTGGGTAAGATGGTCAAGGAAGAATTGAGGCGGGTTCTTTATTCAATCAACGGAGCAGCAAACGCATAAGATGGCAGAATTCAACATACGAGACTTGTTTCAATCAGCATTCGGCTACGAACCACCGGCTGAATTTGCCATACCAAATTCACCTGGTCGCAAGGAAACGTCACGTCTCGGCGCTCCGATGTACACAACCGACAGTTTCGGTCGTGAATTCTTTCTGCCGGTGAAGCTTAATGGTTACCTGCTGCCTTTTGCAATCATCAGTATTGCGGCGAAAAATCTAATCGTTTCAACGGTTCTTCCCGAACGACCAGGATCGGTAAAGGAATTTATTACTGCTGAAGACTATGCGATCAACATCAAAGGGATCATCATCAGGCCGGACAATCAATTTCCGGAGGAGGAGCTGATCGAACTGGAAAGGCTGCGGACAATCAACCAAGCCATGACACTCGAATGTGCGCTGACCGATGTGTTTCTCAAAGGGACATATCAACAAAAGGTAGTGCTGCGGTCGATGAGTTTTCCGGCAGTTGCCGGCATCGAGCATTCCAAGCCATATGAGATAGAACTGGAAAGCGATCAAGTATATGAACTGGAAATAACATAAGTGTTTGTACTAACAAGCGATATCACCATTGGAGGTTACAAAAAAATAAAACCTCACGAGGTAAAGATTCAGAAGAGCTTATTCAGCTACGTGGACCGGGCAACCGTGAAAGTTCCATCAACAGCAAGACTAAAGCAAGCTGGAACCATTGTAACAATGTCCACTGATACTGCAAAGCTGATAAAGGAAGGTGACGAGGTTCGAATTGATCTTGGCTACAACGGCTCTTTGAAAAACGAATTTATAGGCTTTGTAAGCCGGGTAAATTTCACGACACCGGTGGAGATTGAATGCGAAGGCTACAGCTATCAGCTGCGCAAAAAGCAGTACTTAAAACGCTTTAAAAACACGACGCTGAAAGAACTGCTCGCGCACCTGGTCGAAGGAACCGATATAACGCTCTCTCCACTGATCCCGGAACTAAAGATTGCAAAGTGGACCATGCATTCGCAAAGCGGCACGGAGGTTCTTGAGGACATGAAGAAGCATTTGCTAGTTGATTTCTTCTTCACCGGCAAAGAACTCTACGGTGGCCTTCGACTCCTTAAGCACAAGGCCGATGTGAAATACCGACTCGGATGGAATGTCATCAAAGATGGCAACCTGAAGCTGCGTGAAGCGAAGAATCAGCAGGTAATCATTCACATCGTCGGAGAGAAAGCGGACGGCACAAAGGTGACTGGCAAGGCTGGCCAGAACGGCGAAGTGAAGAAGATCAAAAATGCAAACGTGACAGATCAGGCAACGCTCAATGCGATGGCAGCAAAGCAGCAAAACAAATTGAGCTACGATGGATACGAGGGTCGCATCACTGCATTTTTGCAGCCATACTGTGAGCCCGGCTACCGTGCAGTGCTTCAGGACCGCAAATACCCGGAGCGATCAGGCAACTATGTGGTGGAAAGCATTGAGGTGACGTACGGAACAAGTGGAGCCAGGCGAATCGTTGGCATCGGAGAAAAACTAAGCTAATGGACAAAGCAACCGAAGATATTAAGGAGCAGTTGGGCAACTTTTCAGATGCGTTTGGGCCGGTTGTAATCCATGCAGTGAAAGTGGTTGCGATCAATGAAGATGACACGGCTCAGGTAGAGTGGGAAAGCGGACTTGTGATGGAGGACGTGAGGTTGAAATCTGTAGTAAAGGACTCCGATCACTTCATCATTGTGCCAGCAGTCGGAAGCACTGTGATGATCGGGAAAATTGAGAAGGGAGAAGAATACGTAGTGCTGGCAGTAGAAGCAATTCAAACAGTCAAATCACTGACCGGCCAAACTCGGTTCGTGCAGGACTCTGGCGGCTTTCTTCTTCAGAAGGGAAGCGATGATTTGCAAGGACTGATGGTTGCGCTGCTGGATGCAATACTTGTGGAGCGGCACGCGACCAACTACGGGCCTACGATTGAGCTGACACCTGAATCGAAACAGAGATACGAAGAACTGAAGGACCGGTTTAAAAACCTTTTGAAAGATGCTTGATGTAAATCGACTGAAAACAAAGATCAGCGATGCCTTCGATGAGAGCGCTGAAGTGGAGGATTCGGATGCGGCTCGAAACCGCATTGCTGAGAAGCTTGCAACTGCAATCGTTGAAGAGATCAAGGCGCTTAAGATCACTTACGACAACGGTTTGGTGGCACCAAGCGGAGCAGTAACAGGAGTTTTCAATCACTCAGTACAATGAAGGACATAAAGATCAATAGCAGTCTTGACGTGTCATTTGAAAACGGCGACTTCGTTGTTGGTGATTCAACCGAGCAGCACCAGCAGCTGCTACTGGTAACGAACAAAGGAGATTGGAAGGAAGATCCCACTATCGCAGTCGGTGTACAGCGATTTTTAAAGGACGAGGACAACAGTGGGTTGTTGACTGAGATAAAAAAGGAGTTTGAGAGAGACGGCATGCGTGTAAACAAAATTGAATTAAGCAGTGACTCGATCATCATTGATGCGCCTTACAAATGAAACACGTAATTGAAAAGCACCAAACGATTCTTGATCTGGCTATGCAGCACTGCGGCACTGCCGATGCGCTTTTCGATATAGCGGAGCTTAACGACATCGATGTGACCTCAGAGGTAGCGGCAGGCCAAGAAGTAGATATGCCTGATGCCATCGATACAAGCCGTGTAAAGTTTTTGAGTGATGGTGGGCACAAGCCCGTGACAGGATCGCTTGTAGCAGTGGAGGATGCGCAGGGAGGATTGGAATACTGGGCAATCGAAATAGACTTTGTAATCAGCTAACAAATGGCAAGAACGACAAAAGAAATTCAGGAAGAGATCATAACAGCTGTTCAAAGTGACAGCAGTTTGCAACCGCAGCTTTCGAGCAGTAGCAGGACTTCTCTATGGAGATTGTGGACATACATCGTTGCCTTTTGTTTTGGGACGGTGGAAAGAATCTACGATGCGCTGCGAGTTGAAATCAACGACAATATCTCGCGGCTCAAGCCTCACACACTACGGTGGTATGCAGAGAAGGCAAAGTCGTTTCAATATGGCTTCAACCTACTTGCCGACAGCGATCTTTTTGACAATACAGGATATAATGAACAGCAAATTGAAGCAAGCAAAATCGTAGCATATGCTGCGGTCGTTGAGCAAGTGTCTGCTTCCGGAAGGCCAGTGCTTCGCATAAAGGTTGCCGCGACAAATGGCGTGGACCTTACTCCACTAACCGCACCGCAGCTCTCCGCTCTTCGCGAGTACTTTAAACGAATCAAAGATGCAGGCGTAGTACTGCTCATCGATAGTCTGCCTGCTGATAAGCTCAAGCAATCATGGAGAATTTACTACGATCCGCTCATCATCACCGCAGAAGGCAACCGAGTAGATGGCCTAGAAAACAAACCTGCTGAAAGCGCCATCAAAAATTATCTGAAGAACCTGCCGTTCAACGGAACGTTCGTGAACACTTATCATATCGATGCGGTGCAAAAAGTAGAAGGGGTAGTAAATGCGGTGCTCGATGAAAGCTATGCGACGTACGGAGAATTGCCGTTTGCTGCGGTGTCAGTCGAATACGATCCGGATAGTGGATACCTGCGCTTTCACAACGCGCTTGACTTAACCATTCAATACATCCCACGCAGTGCCATTCAATAAGTACAATATCGATTTTAAGAAGCTGGTCATTTGGCTACTGCCAAGTGTGCTGCGCAGGCGATACATGATTGCATGGCTAGTCGCTTTGATTTCGCCGGTGATTCGGATGTACAATGATGTTCTGGCGTTTCGTCGTCTGGCGATATACAGGCTTGCAATCACTCCGCAGGTATGCTATCTGGAGAAAGCGCTTAACGATCGCTATGACATCGCTCAGAGAAGAATACGAATTGTCGATGCAAAAGAATTTGAAGGGATACCGCTCTATAGAAAAGTAGAAAGCAAACCGCTTGGACTCTTCAGACGATCTGAAGGCAAAGGACAAGTGTATTACACGAAAAGCGAGACTTCAAAGTTCGGGGCCGACTTCGTGATCGAGGTCTCTGTGCTGATCGCATTCGACTTAAACGAACTCACCGCATTTGTGAATTCTTACAAACTCGCAAGCAAAAAATTCAAAGTGAAAATTGTATGAATAGGAGGCTCAACCTTACACTCAACGATGGACTCAATACGTACCAGGATACGCTTGACTTCATGCAGACCAGTTACCGCGATGCTTTCGGCGCACTGGCATTATCGCTTGGTACAAAACTGATCCTGTCGGGCGTAAGTATACTTGCTGACTCTATTTCCAGCGGATGGATAGTGGTAGATGGCGAACTGATGCCTTTCGTCGGCGGCGCTATAAGTCCTCGTGTGATCATCGAAGAGTTGATCGAGAATGAAACGTTTGCGGACGGCTCGTCAAAGCCGGTGTATTATACAAAGAGAGCAAGACTTGCAGTTACCGGCGGCTTCTTGTTTTCTGAACTCCGCAGGTTTAAATCAGATAATCATGTCGCTGATGACAGTGATGTTCTTGCATCTACCAAAGCGGTCAAGAGGGTTGCAGATCAGCTTCTCGCTCTTATCGGTTTTGAATCCTCAATCATTTTGAAAGGGTGCGACGCAAGTAATGTGGTGGGGAATACCCTGGTTATTTCTGCGGGAGTGGTCAAGTTCGACAACGTCATCGTAAGCACCCCGGCATACGCAGGTCAGTGGCCAGTTTACTTGAAGAGTGATGGCACCTTTTCGCTCGTAGCTCCAGCTGCACCTTTCATCTTGTTCAATCCCTACACCTCACAGCGCTACAAAGATGTACTCAAGCGTGCAGTGACAGGTATAGGAGAAGTCAAAATATTCAAGGCGCTGAGTGATCGCTTTGATGCAAACGGCCTTGGAAGATGGGACATGCTCGGCTTTAAAATTTGCGATGATGTGGCCGGACGCACATTTTTCGGTTACGATCGACGCAACGCTGATCCGGGCGATGGGATATGGGACGCAGGATACAATGCCGTATGGAATACGGGGGGCCATAAAACCGTGACGATTGCCGAAAACCAGATGCCTTTTGCGGGAATCAAACCGCACACTGGACCAGGTGGTCTAATTGAAGGATACAGTCCTCCCAACGCTCCC